CGGCACTTATGTGCAGGGCAAACCGAAGAAGACTCGGCAGGGTAACTCGAAAAATACTCTAATGGCAGCGTCCTCTCGTAATAAAGCAAGGAAACGTTACCGTGGTCAAGGCAAATAGATAGTAAAGATATATTAATCGTACTATGGCTGCACTAATTTGTAACCTTCCTTCTACGGAAGTGTGGGTTCGTAAAGAATATCTCACTGATCATCAAAGTGGTCATGGTGAATTTGTAAAAGGCGTCTGGGTTTCGGCAAAGTCGATTCCTGGGCGTGCTTTTTATTTTGAGACGTATTTGCCTGAATATGCGGCAATGTATGATAAACTACCTATAAGTGCTTTTCTCTCGTCTCCAGACCTTCCAGACCCCGATATGGACCTTCCTAACCTACAATTCTGGAACTGTATGGACTATGGTGTAGTGGCAGTTCAGAAGCAATTTATTGGGTCAATGGACTATGAACTGTATACTAGAGACTTTGGTATACAAAAGGGCACTTACATCTGCACTCTTGACAATTATCACCAGGACCCTGATGTAGTTGACTATGCAACTAGTGAAAATCCAGCTGAACATAAGTCATCAAACCTTATTGAACTAGATAATGGACAGTATGCACTATATCCAAACAATAGAATGCGTATCTTTGACAACAGTTTGACACCTGTTGACCCCAAAATGCCTGATTTTAAGGTTTCTACTCAATATTATAGTGTTGAAAATGGTTATGAACGTCTCGGAATGGGTCGAGAGGACGAATATTTCTGGAAAACAGCAAAAGAACGCGAAGAAATAGTATCAGATATTGATGATCAGTACTCACATCACTTCGATAACGAAAAAAAGGAGGAAAAATGACCGCAAATCACGATTTTTTAGACAATTTAGCAAATCATCAGCATCAAAAGATGCTTCGTGAGATCGCAAATGACGATAAAACGCCAAAAAAGACAGATTCTCTCAAAGAAACTGAAATTTTTGACGAAGATGGTGAAATTTTGACCATCAATCAGGTTAACCTTAATGAATTTTAGTTAAAAATACCACATAAATAAAATATATTCTAATATAACGATTATCCATGCCTTTAGAGCGAGTAAGTCGCAGTTTTAAAGATGTTAGCATGTCATTTCAGATCAATCCTCTGAATGATGACCTTGTTGCATTGAAAAATGCTGGTGCGATTGCTCGCTCTATTCGTAATATTGTGTTTACTGCGCCTGGAGAGAAATTTTTTCAGCCATTATTTGGATCTAGAGTATCAGAATTACTCTTTGATAACATGGATGACATATCTGCACTCTCAATTCGTGATGAAATTAGAAGTTGTATTGTAAGATACGAACCCAGAGTATCTTTATTGGATGTAAAGGTAAATCCAGACCTTGATTCCAACCAGTATGATGTCATAATTTCTTATTTGATTATAGGTGCGGATATTCCACCGCAGCAACTAGAATTCGTTTTGCAACCAACAAGGTAAATGCCACTAATAAACTTTAGTAGTCTGGACTTTGACCAGATTAAGTCCTCTCTAAGAGAAGTACTAAAAGCAAACGCTAACTTTACAGATTACGACTTTGAAGGGTCTAACCTGTCGAGTATTATTGATTTACTTGCTTATAACACCTATATCACTTCATATAATGCCAATATGGTTGCAAATGAGGTGTTTATTGATAGTGCAACATTAAGAGAGAATGTGGTTGCACTAGCAAAGAATATTGGATATACACCAAAGTCAAGAAAAGCATCGAGATGTAATATAAACTTCCTTGTTGATACTTCAGGATTAACAGTAACCCCACCATCTGTTACTTTAAAGGCAGGCCCTGTAGTTTCAACATCAAATCAATTTGGTACAGATTCTTATGTCTTTAATATCCTTGAAGACACAACAGTATCAGTAACTAATAACGTTGCAAATTTTAATTCTCTACAAGTTATTGAAGGAACAAGGGTAACACAAACTTTCACTTACTCTGCGAGAAATCCTAATCAAAGATATTTGTTAACAAATGCTGGAATTGACACTGACACTATAAAAGTAAGCGTCAAACCTTCAACAACGTCCACAATTAAAGTTGACTATGATTTAAACAATAGTTTGATTGATCAAAAAGTAAATAACGTTATTAATGGAAATTCAACAGTTTACTTTTTACAAGAAGTAGAGGATGAGAGATATGAAATTATCTTTGGTGATGGAGTATTTGGAAAGGCTTTGGAAGATGGAAACTCAATTGAAGTTTCCTACCTAGTTTGTGATGGAGCAAACGCAAATAGAGTTAGTAATTTTAATTTTAGCGGAAGATTAGTTTATTTACAAGATTCTGTAGAAAATGCTATAACTGGTGGAATATCACAAGTCATAACAGATAGTCCCTCTACTGGTGGTGCTGCAATAGAAAGTGTTGCATCAATTAAAAAATATGCACCACAAGTTTATGGAACACAAGATCGTGCAATAACCGCAAATGATTATGAGATTCTAATACCTAATAAAATCTATCCAGAAGCAGAGTCAATATCAGTTTTTGGTGGAGAAGAGTTAGTCCCTCCAAGATTTGGAAAAGTTTTTATTAGTATAAAACCAAGAAATGGTGATTTTGTCTCTTTATCAATTAAAGAAAATATAAAAAGAGAATTAAGAAGATACTCTGTTACAGGGATAGTTCCTGAAATTTTAGATCTAAAATACCTTTATGTTGTTACTAATAGCAAAGTCTATTATAACACCAGATCAATAACAGATGTTGCCTCAGTTTCATCTACAATTCAAAATAATATTCAGGCATATGCAGACTCTCCTGAGTTGAATAAATATGGAACAAGGTTTAAATATAGTAAGTTTTTGGGGATAATCGATCAGAGTCATCCATCAATCACATCCAATATAACCTCTGTCCAAATGAGAAGGGACTTGAGACTTGCAACTAATCAATTTGCCGAATATGCGATTGATTTTGGCAATCATATGCACGTTCAGTACATGACAGGATTTAACATAAAATCCAGTTCTTTTAGGGTGCTAGATATAACAGATGATGTTTATTTGTTTGATGAACCTAATGATACAAAAACTGGAACTATATCATTATATTCTTTACAAGCACCAGGATCTACAACTCCTGTCGTCAGAAGAAGAAATGTTGGTGCTATCAACTACATGACTGGTCGTATAACATTAAATCCAATTAATATTGTATCTGGTAAAGATAAAGATGGAGTGCAAATTATGGAAATATTTGCGGTTCCTCACTCAAACGATGTAATTGGATATCAAGACCTTTATTTGCAGTTGGATGACTTTAATGTAGAAATGATCGTTGATGATATATCCTCTGGATCGGATCCATCAGGGTCTAATTATAAGAGTTCAGCAAGTTATGTTGACGTTAATAATAACCAATATTAATAATAAATTTTTGTAAGAGAAACAAATGTCGCAGAAAAGAGTAAAAATTCAACACCTGCTGGAAAGTCAGTTACCTTCTTATGTAAGAGATGAATTTCCTTTGATTGATGAATTTTTCTCACAATATTATGCTGGATTAGAATATCAGGGCGGTACAGTTGATTTAATCAACAATATTGACTCTTACATAAAATTAAACTCAAATGCCAACAATATCAATGAAACATTATTGGCATCAGATGTAACGGATGATCAGGACTTCATTGATGTATACAGCACTGAAGGATTCCCTGACTTCTTCGGGATTATTCAGGTTAATGATGAAATAATTGTATATCAAACAAAAACTGATACCAGATTTTTATTCTGTACTAGAGGATTTCTTGGTGTAACCTCATATGAGACAAAAAATAACTCAGAGGAAGCTGTTTTTTCTGATACCGAGGCAAGCACTCACACTTTTAGAGATCCTGTAAAAAATCTTAGTGTTTTATTTTTAGAGGAATTTTTAAAAAAGGTAAAAAATCAATTTTTACCTGGTCTTCAAACAAAAAATTTATCAAATGATCTAAATGAAGCCCAATTTGTAAGGCAGTCTAGAGATTTATATTCTACAAGAGGAACAGAGTCTTCTTTCAAAATTTTATTCAAAGCATTATACAATGAAGAGATAGATTTAATAAGACCTCAAGATTTTTTAATTAGTCCATCAAACGCATCATTTCAACTTACTAGGGATTTGATTGTAGAACCTGTTGAGGGTGATCCTGAGAATTTAGTCAATACAACTTTGTTCCAAGATGCGTATGAAAATATTACTAAGGCATATGCGCCAATATCATATGTTCAAAAAACTTCTGTAGGAATTCTTACTGATACCTATTATAAGATAAGCATCGATGCGTCACCACTCTCTTTTGATGGATCCTCAGAACTCTTGTATGGAGAATTTTCTATTCATGCAAAGACTAGAGTCATTGACAATGTTAGTGTTGGACAGACTTATATTGATGTAGATTCAACAATTGGTTTTCCTAAATCGGGAACACTTTCTATAACATATAATGATGGAACATCTGGTATTATAACATATACCAACACATCTACCACTCAATTTTTAGGAGTTACAACCACTAGTGTAACTCAACAAATCCTTGATAAGTCTGAAGTAGATCAAAATACCTTTGCGTATGGTTATGATCCAATAACAGGGACTAGTGATGGTATTAAAGTAAAAATAAGATCTGTACTGAATAGTCTTGATGCGCCCGAATCTTCATATTATCAATTACCAGATTCAAAAATTAAAATTAAATCTTTAGGTAAAATATCATCAGATTTAAAATCTTCTAATTGGTTCTTAAACACCACCCAGTATTATCTCGTAGAATCTCTCTCTTTAGAAGACTCAATCAACAACATTTATAGATTGACAACTAAAGATGATAATATTTTCAGAATT